GTCTTGGCCTCTTGACCCGTGAAGCCTCCGGCGATCCGCTCAGCGACCCATCTCTCGACGGGCAGCGGGGGCGGGGCGGCGTTGGCGTAGACGTCGACGGGGGGACCCTCGGCCGTGAGGTCACCAGTGGGGGTGAACAGGGCCGGGTCGGCGTCGATGGGTTGCTCAGGTGCCGCGAGGACCTCGGGGGGCCATGCGTCCAGCTCGACCATGAGGTTGCCACCCTGTGTGGTGATCAGCTCCTCCTTGCCGAGGGTGCGGATGCGGGTCACAGCCGCGGTCGACAGACGGTCACCTAGGGTGACCATGCGTCCACCTTCGGCCGCCAGAGCGGCGGGGTCGGGGTTGTTCTCAAGGAAGTTGTCGCGGTGGGCCGTCATGTTGCCCATGATGAGGTCGTGGATTTCGACGTCGTCGGCACCGCCCTCGACGGCAGCAGATACCTTCTGCTCCAAGTCGGCGGCGAAGGTGTTGTGCTGGCTCAGAGCCCGGGCACCATACAGGGCACCCGTGAATGACCGAGAGCGGAGCTGCTCGGGGGTGGGTTCCGCGCCAGTGGCTGCTGCCATCTGACCCTCAGCCCGCTCGGCGGCGTACCGCGGCTTGTTGGCTTGGGTCTGGGCGTCGTAGGCACCGGCTCCGGCGTCCATGAACTTGTTGAGGGTCCGCTCTAGTTCCCCGGCCCCGCCGTCGCCACGAGAGGCGGAGCGGAGGTCGGCGCTGACCTTGAGTGCCGAGAGGTCGGTGTCGCGGCGGACGCCGACGTCGGAGCGGTTCAGCGTCGTGCGGCGCTGCCCGGTTACGCGACCGGGGGTGCCGGATATATCGGCCATGGGTTATCCCCCTTCTGCGTTGCGGCGGTTGATCTTCATTGTGTTGCCGCGGTCGTAGCCCTGCATCCCGGCGGTCGCGATGCGGAGGCCTGCACCGAGGATGGTGGGGCTCTCGATCTTGGACAGGGCTGAGGTGGCTTCTCGGTTGGCGGCGATGACGTCGTTGTTGCGGTTGTCCATCGAGCGTTCCTCGCTGAGGCCCGCCTGCATGGCGCTGTCCTTGAGGAGGAGGTCGATGGAGCCGCCGAGCTGGAGCCCAGCCTCGCCAGCGGCGACCTTCGTGCGGCCCTGCTCTCGCCGGGCAGCGCGTTGGCGCTCGTTGATCTCAGCGCCGGTCTTCTGGTCGATCTGGTTCTTGACCTCAGCGAGCTGTTCGTGGACGGCGGCGGTCTGGGTCTTGGCGGCCTTGACCTCACCGACGATGCTGGCGGCGGTGGATGCGACCGCAAGTGCAATCATTATCGTGGGCTCACACATGGGGCCGGTGCCTTTCAAAGAGGAAGAATGGGCGGGCTTCGAGCCCGTACTCGGGCTCCTCCTCGATGAGTTGGTAGCCGCACCACTCCAGCCACTTGAGCGACCGGGTGTGCCGGGCGTCGATGTAGTTGTAGAGGGTGTCGTAGGTCCGGTGCATCTCGTCCTTGTAGTGGCGCGAGAGCCGGAGGATGCCGACCGCGTTGGCGGGGAGGTCCATTTTGGGGGACCCCAGCATCCAGACGATGCCGCGAGCGGGATCATCTGAGGGGGCGACCCCGAAGGCGGCGATGGGGACGTCCCCGTCGAAGATCATCCACGCTTGGGATGAGAGCATGACCGACGAGACCAGAACCACGGCAGGAGTTTCCTCCGACAGGGCTCTGATCTCGTCGTAGTCACCGGGCCTGAGGTCCTCCGAGAGGTCCACCAGCCACGTGGCAACGTCAGCGTTTGACGCGGTCGACAGATCGACGACGGTTATCATTTAGCTGCGCTTCCAGAACATGGCCTCCCACTCAGCAGAGACGAACGTCGAAGCGACGTGCGTGTCGTTGACCAGCTCAATCGTAGCGACGTCGGACTGACCGAGGACGGAGAAGGAGTAGTCGCCGGTATGGAAGGCGGGTGCGTTGATGATGAGGTCCCCGGCCCCCAGTACCTTCCCGGTGAACTGGGAGAGCTTGGCTGGCAGGACGTCCTCTAGGACACCGTCGGTCCCGTAGGGGGCCACGCGGGTCTGGAAGAAGCCTGTGTTGCGGTAGGAGACGGTGAAGGTCCGCAGTTGGGTGCGGCCGGTGGCAATGGCGGTGCCGTCGTTCCGCCGCACGTAGAGGGGGGAGAAGCGGTAGACGAAGGTGTACTTCTGCCCGACGAGGACGGGGGTGGACTCGTTGCCGGGGACCTTGAGGGTCGTGGCGTTGAGCCACTCGTGCGTTGTGGGGTCCACCACGCTGAGCGCCTTGCCCGAGGCGGTGGTCCGCACGATGCGGAAGGATGCCTGTACGGGGGCGTAGGGGAGGCTCAGGGTGGTCCTATCGTCGGCGGGGACGTAGGTCCCGGTCACCGTCGCTCGCCGGTCCAGCAGGCACTGGTGGGCCACGCCGGGGGCAACAGCGCCACTCTGGAGGTTCATGCGCTCAAGGAACAGGCCGTCGGCCCGGGCGATGAGGATGTAGAGGAAGCCGGAGAGGTAGGCGGCCGAGATGACGCGGTTGCCCGCACCCATCTCCCACCTGTGGTGGGCCGTCTGGGCCTTCTGGGTCGAGCTGAGCCAGTAGACCTGATAGCAGTAGATGGCCGAGGGGTCGCCGTCGGTGAGCGTGAAGAGTGCCCCGAGGTCCACCGCGGGGATGAGCTTGTGGGCTCCGCCGGGGATGTAGGTCGGGACGTGGCCGGTGATCTCGGCAGCGGACGTGTTGTCCCCTGCGCTGTCCCGCGCGTACTCGCGGATCACCGTGGAGCCGTTGCGCTCGGAGGTGAAGTAGACCTCGGAACCCATGGCGACCATGCCGACCCGCGGGTTGACCTCGTAGGAGGTGACCGGGCGGATGGCCATGTTGGCGGCGCTGGCCCCGTCCTCGCCGTTGGAGAGGGAGAACTGGGTCTGGTCGGAGGTGAGCAGGATGCCGTCGTTGAAGGCGACCGCGTCGACGAGGATGGAGACCTTCGTCGAGGTGGCCGACACCGAGATGACGTCGGAGGCGATGTAGTCGAGGACCGTCATGCGCCAGAAGTTGCCGAGGTCGCCCACCACCGAGAGGATCGTGTTCTCGTCGGACAGGAAGGAGAGGCGGTTCTGGTAGGTGAACAGGCGGCGGATCGTGCGGCCGATGAACAGGGGGGCGGGGTTCGTGTCCTCGTCCCCGACGCGGCGGGGTGCCCATGAGAAGGGGGCGAAGATGAAGGAGCCGTTCGGCTGGCGGACCAGTGCGTGGGGCATGGTGGTGGAGTCGATGGCGTTCACCAGCCCGGGCTTGCGGCACTCGTTCCACACCGCGCCAGCTCGCTGGACGTAGTAGGTGCGGAAGGCCGTCTCGTCGGTGCCTGCGATGCAGTAGACGTCGCCGTTGGTGGCGGTGGCCGGGAGCTTGGTGAAGCTCTGGATGGTGCCCATGAAGGTGCCAGTCGCCGCGTTCGGCGGGTACTGGTAGGCCTGCCCCGGGCCGAAGCTGTCGCCGTTGGAGTCCAGCCCGTTGGCCGGGTTGGGCCAGACGTAGAACAGGCCGTCGGCGGACACGTCGGCCCCCAGCTCGGCCATGGCGCAGACCTTCTTGCGGTTGACCACGAAGGTGAAGTCGGCGGCGGTGTAGAGGGCGGTGTCGGCGGCGTAGTCGGTGATGCCATCGAGGTACCCCCAGCCACCGGGGGCTGCGACGGACACCTCGGTGCCCGCGAGGGTGAAGATGCGGATCACGCCGCTGGCCACGACCACGACGTACCGCTCATCCACGTCGCGGTTGATCTCGTGGATCAGGGCGTTGGTGGGGGCGGACGTCATGAGCTTGGCGACCATCTCGGTCGGGGCGCGTTTGCCGGTGCCGTCCGCGAGGGACAGCCAAGCGTTCGTCACCGCCTCGCATTGCTCGGGGGAGCGGACGAGGGCGGACTGCTGGGAGACCCCGTTATGGAGCGACGGGATGGAACCACTGGTCAGAGCCATGGAGGCCTCCTGTTGGGGGTTAATAGCGGCGTGAGTTGGTGCGCTGGGCCATGGTGCTGTTCCGGCGGAACAGGTTGGTCTTGCGGGTTGCGCGTTCGTCGCGCTGCATGGTCGCCCACGCCTTGGCCTCGTCCTCGGCTCCGAAGCCGTCGAGGCTGTTGGCCCCCACGATCTTCATCTGGAACTTGCGGGCGGCGCTCAGGGTCACGAAGTGACGTGCGGTGGCCGGGAGGTCGTCGAAGACGTAGGCCCAGACGACGGTGAAGTCCTCGGGCTCTGCGAAGACCCACGTGCGGTCGGTCTGCTCCCACATCGCCCAGAACCCGTCGGGGTGACGGCGTTGGATGATGGTGGTCGTGGGCTGGGAGGGGGTGATCCGCAGGACACCTGTGGGGACCTTGAGGTACCCGTCGATGTCGGGGGTGAGGGGGTATTCCTCGTCGGTGTTGAAGGCGAAGCCATGGAGCTGGACCTGCCGGACCATGGACTGGATGAACGACTGAGCGAGGAGGACGTCCCCGACGGCGGCCGAGGAGGCCAGCGTGGACACCGGGCTTTGACCGATGCTCGTCAGCAGCTCATTGACTGCGGCCAGCTCGTCGAGCGGCGGAATGAAGGTGGCGGGCATGGGTGAAAGTCCGTTGCGAAAAAAAGAGGGACCCCCAGCGGTGTGCTGAGAGTCCCTCGTGGGTAGGCGGTTGGCTTAGGCGTTGGCGGCCGAGCGCAGCTCCACGGCGCACTTGGTGCGCAGCGGGTCCGAGCCGGTCGTCAGACGAGCGAGCATCAGGGTGCCCTGCTTCTCGGGCTGGTCGACGACCTGCGAGGACAGGCCCTGCACTTCCGCGGTGGCGGCGGCGTAGGGGGTCCAGACGATGGCCTTGGTGTTCGTGGCGTTGATCCGGTACTTGGACGGGATCGTCAGGCCGGAAGCGGCGTCGACCGGGGTCGTCACCGTGTTCTCACCGTACGGGGTGTTGTTCGACTTCATGATCTGCACGTCGTCGATGGTCGTCAGCGTGTGCGAGCGATCCGAAGCCGAGCCGCCGTTGCGGTCACGGTTCAGGTTGCGGTCCGAGCGGGCCATCAGGTACCACAGGGCGGTGCCCAGCGATGCGTAGACCGGCGAGCCGATGACGTCGACGTCCTTGCTGTCCATCGTTTCCTTGGCCAGCGAGATGCCGTCGAACAGCTTGACGGCGTCGTTGGCGAAGCCGGCGTCGGTCAGGATCGAGCCACCGGTGTCGCCCGAGAACAGGGCACCACCGCGGGCGGCGCGGATGATCGTGCGTTGGACGCTCTTGTCGTAGACGCGGGCCAGAGCGGCACCCAGCTCCTCGGCGTACGGAGCGCGGACGTCGAAGTGGTTGAGGATTTCGTCGATGTCGGAGACGAAGACGCTGGAGACCATCTTGTCGTCCGGCGACACCGTGATCTCGGTGTGCGGGATTTGCGAGCCGAGGATTTCCACGCCGGGGACGTGGTAGCCGACGGTCGTGCGCCAGATGGCCGGGAACTTGAAGAGCTTGCCGTTGGCCAGCGTCTTCACTTGGTGCTTGTCGCGGAACATGACCTTGGTTTGGAAGGCCGTGAGGACTTCGCCACCGAACAGCTCAAGCATCAGCGCCTTGGTGTCGCCAGTGCCAAGGTCTTGACCGGCGAAGTTGGGGGTGGAGTTGGACATAGTGAGGGGTTCTTCTGGAAGGAGGAGGGGGTGGGGGTGTGACCCGCCCATGTCCGAGCTTCCCGGAGACACAGGTTGTCGCCCGCAGGCGGCCGGTGGTCAGGTTCTCTCTGGATGAGGGAGGAGGAGGGGAGGACGCCCCCGTCGGGGCGGCTTCCGGTATCTAGCCGCGCTTGTAGTGCTGCACGGTGCTGTTGAGTGTGCCAGCCGAGCGGGAGCGAGCCAGTTTATTGGCAGTCTGCTCACGGTAGGCCGGGTCGATCTTGTAGCGGGGGTCGGAGATTGCGGCGGTGACCTGCTCCGAGGTGCGGAACAAGTCGCCAGCCATGGCGGCGGGTTGGCCGCCAACCATGCGGCCCTCGGATGGGCGAGCCGCGGCGAACTTGCCCATCAGCCACTCGACCGTCTGGGTCCGAGCTGCGGGGGTATCGACGTGGTCGTTGTAGTAGGCCAGCTCGGCGTCCGTGAGGTTCGTCGCGGCCCACGAGGTGGCGGCGGCGAGCTTGTCGGCACCACCGGCGACCGTGTTGACCTCAGCGAGCCCTTGGGCTGCCAAGGCCGTGAGGCCAG